ACGCCTGCGACAAATAGCCCAATGAGTTTATTTTGTTTATGCCGGCTTAGACGGCTTTTCTCATTGGCTTATTCTAACCTAAATGGGATTTTTAGCCGTTATCCGGTACGTCCCCTAATTTAATAAAAAAATGGCGGTAATTGACTTACCAAAATCTTTGTCCTAGAATGCCCAGACTGTCCAATGTTTGTAATAACTCTATAAAAATCAAATAACTAAAATCATGAACAAAACCCTCTATCGTGTGATTTTCAACCGCAAACGCGGTGCTGTGGTAGCTGTTGCCGAAACCACCAAGCGCGAAGGTAAAAGCTGTGCCGATAGTGGTTCGGGCAGCGTTTATGTGAAATCCGTTTCTTTCATTCCTACTCATTCCAAAGCCTTTTGTTTTTCTGCATTAGGCTTTTCTTTATGTTTGGCTTTGGGTACGGTCAATATTGCTTTTGCTGACGGCATTATTACTGATAAAGCTGCTCCTAAAACCCAACAAGCCACGATTCTGCAAACAGGTAACGGCATACCGCAAGTCAATATTCAAACCCCTACTTCGGCAGGGGTTTCTGTTAATCAATATGCCCAGTTTGATGTGGGTAATCGCGGGGCGATTTTAAACAACAGTCGCAGCAACACCCAAACACAGCTAGGCGGTTGGATTCAAGGCAATCCTTGGTTGACAAGGGGCGAAGCACGTGTGGTTGTAAACCAAATCAACAGCAGCCATCCTTCACAACTGAATGGCTATATTGAAGTGGGTGGACGACGTGCAGAAGTCGTTATTGCCAATCCGGCAGGGATTGCAGTCAATGGTGGTGGTTTTATCAATGCTTCCCGTGCCACTTTGACGACAGGCCAACCGCAATATCAAGCAGGAGACTTTAGCGGCTTTAAGATAAGGCAAGGCAATGTTGTAATCGCCGGACACGGTTTGGATGCCCGTGATACCGATTTCACACGTATTCTTGTATGCCAACAAAATCACCTTGATCAGTACGGCCGAACAAGCAGGCATTCGTAATCAAGGGCAGTTGTTTGCTTCTTCCGGTAATGTGGCGATTGATGCAAATGGCCGTTTGGTCAATAGTGGCACGATGGCTGCCGCCAATGTGCAAGATATGAATAATACAGCGGAACACAAAGTCAATATCCGCAGTCAAGCCTTTGAAAACAGCGGTACGGCGGTATCGCAACAAGGCACTCAAATTCACAGTCAATCGATTCAAAACACTGGCAAATTATTGTCGGCAGGAACAGAGGATTTAGCCGTTTCAGGCAGCCTGAACAATCAAAATGGCGAAATAGCGACCAATCAACAACTGATTATTCACGATGGTCAGCAATCTACCGTTGTCATTGATAATACGAATGGCACGATACAATCAGGCCGTGATGTTGCCATTCAGGCAAAATCGTTATCCAACAACGGCACACTTGCCGCTGATAATAAACTGGATATTGCGTTACAAGATGATTTTTATGTAGAACGCAAGATCGTGGCGGGCAATGAATTGTCGCTCAGTACACGAGGCAGCCTGAAAAATTCACATACCTTGCAAGCAGGAAAACGCATTCGGATTAAAGCAAATAACCTTGATAATGCAGTACAAGGCAACATTCAATCCGGCGGTACGACAGACATTGGCACGCAGCACAATTTAACCAATAGAGGCTTGATTGACGGACAACAAACCAAAATCCAAGCCGGGCAAATGAATAATATCGGTACAGGTCGGATTTATGGCGACAATATCGCTATTGCGGCTACCCGCTTAGACAATCAAGATGAAAACGGTACAGGTGCCGCCATTGCGGCACGCGAAAACCTGAATTTAGGCATTGAACAATTAAATAACCGTGAAAACAGTCTGATTTACAGCGGTAACGATATGGCGGTTGGCGGCGCATTAGATACCAATGACCAAGCCACAGGCAAAGCCCAAAGGATACACAATGCCGGCGCAATCATTGAAGCTGCAGGCAAAATGCGTTTAGGTGTAGAAAAGCTGCACAATACCAATGAACATTTGAAAACGCAGTTGGTAGAAACAGGGCGCGAGCGTATTGTTGATTACGAAGCATTTGGACGACACGAATTATTGCGAGAAGGCACGCAACATGAATTAGGCTGGTTTGTCTACAACAATGAATCAGACCACTTACGCACCCCTGATGGAGTGGCGCATGAAAATTGGCATAAATACGATTATGAAAAAGTAACGCAAGAAACTCAAGTAACCGGAACTGCGCCTGCTAAAATCATTGCAGGTAGCGATTTGATTATTGATAGCAAAGCAGTCTTCAACAGCGACAGCCGAATCATCGCCGGCGGCAATTTGCTTGTGCAAACAGAAAAAGACGGTTTGCATAACGAGCAAACCTTTGGCGAGAAGAAAGTCTTCAGCGAAAATGGTAAGTTGCACAACTACTGGCGTGCGCGTCGTAAAGGACATGATGAAACAGGGCATCGTGAACAAAATTATACTTTGCCGGAGGAAATCACACGCGACATTTCACTGGGTTCATTTGCCTATGAATCGCATAGCAAAGCATTAAGCCGTCATGCGCCCAGCCAAGGCACTGAGTTGCCACAAAGTAACCGGGATAATATCCGTACTGCGAAAAGCAACGGTATTTCGCTACCCTATACGCCCAATTCTTTTACCCCATTACCCGGCAGCAGCTTATACATTATCAATCCTGCCAATAAAGGCTATCTTGTTGAAACCGATCCACGCTTTGCCAACTACCGTCAATGGTTGGGTAGTGACTATATGCTGGGCAGCCTCAAACTAGACCCAAACAATTTACATAAACGTTTGGGTGATGGTTATTACGAGCAACGTTTAATCAATGAACAAATCGCAGAGCTGACAGGGCATCGTCGTTTAGACGGTTATCAAAACGACGAAGAACAATTTAAAGCCTTAATGGATAATGGCGCGACTGCGGCACGTTCGATGAATCTCAGCGTTGGCATTGCATTAAGTGCCGAGCAAGCAGCGCAACTGACCAGCGATATTGTTTGGTTGGTACAAAAAGAAGTTAAACTTCCTGATGGCGGCACACAAACCGTATTGATGCCACAGGTTTATGTACGCGTTAAAAATGGCGACATAGACGGTAAAGGTGCATTGTTGTCAGGCAGCAATACACAAATCAATGTTTCAGGCAGCCTGAAAAACTCAGGCACGATTGCAGGGCGCAATGCGCTTATTATCAATACCGATACGCTAGACAATATCGGTGGGCGTATTCATGCGCAAAAATCAGCGGTTACGGCCACACAAGACATCAATAATATTGGCGGCATTCTTTCTGCCGAACAGACATTATTGCTCAATGCGGGTAACAACATCAACAACCAAAGCACGGCCAAGAGCAGTCAAAATGCACAAGGTAGCAGCACCTACCTAGACCGAATGGCAGGTATTTATATCACAGGCAAAGAAAAAGGTGTTTTAGCAGCGCAGGCAGGCAAAGACATCAACATCATTGCCGGTCAAATCAGCAATCAATCAGATCAAGGGCAAACCCGGCTGCAGGCAGGACGCGACATTAACCTGGATACGGTACAAACCGGCAAATATCAAGAAATCCATTTTGATGCCGATAACCATACCATCCGAGGTTCAACGAACGAAGTCGGCAGCAGCATTCAAACAAAAGGCGATGTTACCCTATTGTCAGGGAATAATCTCAATGCCAAAGCTGCCGAAGTCGGCAGCGCAAAAGGCACACTTGCCGTGTATGCTAAAAATGACATTACTATCAGCTCAGGCATCCATGCCGGCCAAGTTGATGATGCGTCCAAACATACAGGCAGAAGCGGCGGCGGTAATAAATTAGTCATTACCGATAAAGCCCAAAGTCATCACGAAACTGCTCAAAGCAGCACCTTTGAAGGCAAGCAAGTTGTATTGCAGGCAGGAAACGATGCCAACATCCTTGGCAGTAATGTTATTTCCGATAATGGCACCCGGATTCAAGCAGGCAATCATGTTCGCATTGGTACAACCCAAACTCAAAGCCAAAGCGAAACCTATCATCAAACCCAAAAATCAGGATTGATGAGTGCAGGTATCGGCTTCACTATTGGCAGCAAGACAAACACACAAGAAAACCAATCCCAAAGCAACGAACATACAGGCAGTACCGTAGGCAGCCTGAAAGGCGATACCACCATTGTTGCAAGCAAACACTACGAACAAACCGGCAGCAACGTTTCCAGCCCTGAGGGCAACAACCTTATCAGCACGCAAAGTATGGATATTGGCGCAGCACAAAACCAATTAAACAGCAAAACCACCCAAACCTACGAACAAAAAGGCTTAACGGTGGCATTCAGTTCGCCCGTTACCGATTTGGCACAACAAGCGATTGCCGTAGCACACAAAGCAGCAAACAAGTCGGACAAAGCAAAAACGACCGCGTTAATGCCATGGCGGCTGCCAATGCAGGTTGGCAGGCCTATCAAACAGGCAAAGGCGCACAAAACTTAGCCAATGGTACAACCAATGCCAAACAAGTCAGCATCTCCATAACCTACGGCGAACAGCAAAACCGACAAACCACCCAAGTTCAAGCCAATCAAGCCCAAGCGAGTCAAATTCAAGCAGGCGGCAAAACTACCCTTATTGCCGAAGGTGCGGCGAACAATCCAATATCAACATCACAGGCTCAGGTGTTTCAGGCAGAGCAGGAACCGGCCTGATTGCCGATAAGCAAATCCATCTGCAATCAGCCGAGCAAAGCAATACCGAACGCAGCCAAAACAAATCAGCAGGCTGGAACGCAGGTGCTGCCGTATCATTCGGACAAGGAGGCTGGTCATTAGGCGTTGCCGCAGGCGGCAATGTCGGCAAAGGCTACGGCAATGGCGATAGCGTAACCCACCGCCATAGCCATATTGGCGACAAAGGCAGCCAAACCCTTATCCAAAGTGGTGGCGATACCATCATCAAAGGCGCGCAAGTACGCGGCAAAGGCGTACAAGTCAATGCCAAAAACCTAAGCATTCAAAGTGTACAAGATAGAGAAACTTATCAAAGCAAACAACAAAACGCCGGTGCACAAGTTACCGTAGGTTATGGCTTCAGTGCCAGTGGCGATTACAGCCAAAGCAAAATCCGAGCCGACCATGCTTCGGTAACCGAGCAAAGCGGTATTTATGCCGGAGAAGACGGCTATCAAATCAAGGTCGGAAACCATACAGGCCTCAAAGGCGGCATCATCACCAGCAGCCAAAGCGCAAAAGACAAGGGTAAAAACCGATTCAGCACAGGCACACTCGCCGGCAGTGATATTCAAAATTACAGCCAATACGAAGGAAAAAGTTTTGGATTGGGTGCCAGCGTTGCCGTAAGCGGCAAAACACTGGGATAGGGCGCAAAAAATAAACCTCAAGACAAACACCTGACAAGCGTAGCCGATAAAAACGGCGCAAGTTCATCAGTAGGGTACGGCAGCGACAGCGACAGTCAAAGCAGCATCACAAAAAGCGGCATCAATACCCAAAAACATTCAAATCACAGACGAAGCCGCACAAATCAGGCTGACAGGCAAAATAGCGGCACAAACCAAAGCCGATATTGATACAAACGTAACCACAGACACCGCCGAACGACATTCGGGCAGCCTGAAAAACATATTTGACAAAGATAGAGTGCAAAGTGAACTGGATTTACAAAGAACCGTCAGCCAAGATTTTAGTAAAAATGTTCAACAAACCAATACCGAGATTAACCAACATTTAGACAAACTCAAAGCAGACAAAGAAGCAGCCGAAACAGCAGCAGCCGAGGCATTAGCCAATGGCGATATGGAAACTGCCAAACGCAAAGCCCATGAAGCTCAAGATGCGGCAGCAAAAGCAGATAATTGGCAACAAGGCAAAGTCATTCTCAACATGTTAGCCTCAGGTTTAGCTGAGCCGACCCAAAGCGGAGCGGGCATCGCTGCGGCTACCGCATCGCCAGACGTATCGTATGCGATTGGACAGCACTTTAAAGATTTAGCCGGTCAAAACGCGAATGGCAAACTAACCGCCAGTCAAGAAACCGCTCACGTTCTTGCCCACGCGGTATTAGGAGCAGCGGTTGCCGCAGCATGAGGCAACAATGCCCCGGCAGGAGCATTGGGTGCGGGCGGGTCGGAAGCGGCCGCCCCAATCATCGGCAAATGGCTGTACGGCAAAGGAGACGGCGGCAGCCTGAATGCGGAGGAAAAAGAGACCGTTTCGGCGATTACAAGGATGCTGGGTACGGCTGCCGGAGCAGCTGAGGGAAACTCGTCCGCCGATGCTGTGTGGGGTTGTTTTCAGACGGCTTCAGATTTCGCTTCCTCTTTTTCATATCCTATAAACATGTGATTAAATTTTCATTTATGGAGTTTTTTTATCTTTTTGTTTGTTTTTGTGCATTGCTATAATTGCCCGCTTACATTACTTAGACCAATCCTATGAAACCTTTCTTTTCCTCCAAAAATGTATTTCATCCCTATCCCTTATCACTGTTAGTCCTATCATTGATGGCTGCCTCCCCACCCTAACATCAGCCGCCCCCACACCTGAAGCTGTTTCACAACAACAGGATATTCTCCAACGTCAACGTGAGAAGCAATTGCGTGAACAGATGCAGCCGGAACAAGATGTTCGTTTGGATGGTACCGATACGGGCATAGAGAAGATGGCAACACAGGTAGGCGGTGCAAATTCGGATGAGGCAAGCCCCTGCTTTCCTATTTCTGAGGTGGAATTGGTGGGTGAAGAAGCGGCTAAATTCCGGTTTGCGCTCAACCATGCCTTGTGCCAAACACATTTTGTTTCCGGCAAGTGTCTGCATGCGGGCGACATTAATCAAATCATGTCCTTAGCACAAAATGCTTTGATCGGCAGGGGATATACCACGACCCGTATCTTGGCTGCGCCACAGGATTTGAATAGTGGCAAGCTTCAATTAACCCTGATGCCGGGCTATCTGCGCTCCATACGAATCGATCGGTCCAACGATGATCAAACCCATGCAGGACGTATTGCAGCATTCCAAAACAAATTTCCCACCCGCTCGAACGATCTGTTGAATCTGCGTGATTTGGAACAAGGACTGGAAAATCTCAAATGTCTCCCGACTGCGGAAGCCGATCTCCAAATCGTTCCCGTAGAGAGAGAACCAAACCAAAGTGATGTCGTGGTGCAATGGCGGTAACGTCTGCTGCCCTACTGTGTGAGTGTGGGGATGGATAATTCGGGTAGTGAGGCGACAGGAAAATACCAAGGAAATATCACTTTCTCTGCCGACAATCCTTTTGGACTGAGTGATATGTTCTATGTAAATTATGGACGTTCAATTGGCGGTACGCCCGATGAGGAAAATTTTGACGGCCATCGCAAAGAAGGCGGATCAAACAATTACGCCGTACATTATTCAGCCCCTTTCGGTAAATGGACATGGGCATTCAATCACAATGGCTACCGTTACCATCAGGCGGTTTTCGGATTATCGGAAGTCTATGACTATAATGGAAAAAGTTACAACACTGATTTCGGCTTCAACCGCCTGTTGTATCGTGATGCCAAACGCAAAACCTATCTCAGTGTAAAACTGTGGACGAGGGAAACAAAAAGTTACATTGATGATGCCGAACTGACTGTACAACGGCGTAAAACCACAGGTTGGTTGGCAGAACTTTCCCACAAAGGATATATCGGTCGCAGTACGGCAGATTTTAAGTTGAAATATAAACACGGCACCGGCATGAAAGATGCTCTGCGCGCGCCTGAAGAAGCCTTTGGCGAAGGCACGTCACGTATGAAAATTTGGACGGCATCGGCTGATGTAAATACTCCTTTTCAAATCGGTAAACAGCTATTTGCCTATGACACATCCGTTCATGCACAATGGAACAAAACCCCGCTAACATCGCAAGACAAACTGGCTATCGGCGGACACCACACCGTACGTGGCTTCGACGGTGAAATGAGTTTGCCTGCCGAGCGGGGATGGTATTGGCGCAACGATTTGAGCTGGCAATTTAAACCAGGCCATCAGCTTTATCTTGGGGCTGATGTAGGACATGTTTCAGGACAATCCGCCAAATGGTTATCGGGCCAAACTCTAGCCGGCACAGCAATTGGGATACGCGGGCAGATAAAGCTTGGCGGCAACCTGCATTACGATATATTTACCGGCCGTGCATTGAAAAAGCCCGAATATTTTCAGACGAAGAAATGGGTAACGGGGTTTCAGGTGGGTTATTCGTTTTGATGCGGTTGAAGTGAATAATGTATGACAAGATGCACAAAAGCTGCCGGTTTTTTGCAGGCAGCTTTTGTTTTATGTTTGGGGCTGTACCGGACAACCGGGTCAAATTTCCATTAGCTCATTATTTTAAAATTGAAATTTTATATTTTATTTCACTGTTGTTAAAACGCTGTTCACATTTCTTCATCGGTTTTATCATTCATCACCTTATTTACGGCTTCTGGAGACAGGGGCTTACCGCATTTGCTGCAGTAATCGATTTTTGGGACAGGGGAAATGCCTTTAAAGAAAGTAAAGCTATCCGACCCGATGCCGACGGAGGTGCCATAATTCATCTTTTGGAATTCGTGGCAATAGGGGCAGATTCCTGCGATGATTATGTAGAATAAAATTATGATACCTCCGAAACTGAAATATATCACAAATATTATTTGCATAATTGTTATTTGCAGAAAATTAGAACCCGTTATCACGTCTTGGATAAATGCCAAAACCACTGTGATTCCGAGAATTAAAAAGAAAAATTTCGGAATCCTCATCCTTTTCTGAAACCTGATTGCGGTATCCATGGCTTTGTCTTTGTCATTTAAGTTTGTGTTCATGTTTTTGACCCTCTTTGTTTCTAAAATCCTTTTTAAATTGCCGACTTTTTCCGTTCCAAATGTCCCATTTGAACATTATCCCGCTGCCTAAAATACGACCCAAATTCATCGGTTGTTCTTGCTGCGATACCTGCTAACAACAGTTCAACGGGTTTATTTTGTTTATTCTAACCTATTACCGTTTAAATAAATTTCCAAAGGCTTGGGCAGGCCGTAATCTTTCAAATGGCCCGGCTTTATCCAAATGCCGTCTGAATGGTGTTCGGACGGCATTTGCCCTTCAAACGGCGTAATCATCAGCAGCCGGTGCGTCAGGCGGTGGGTCAGGGCGGTTTGTTCGTCCATATCCGCCATCGTCAGGGAGAGTTTGGCGGCAAAGTCGGAAAGCCCGTTCAAACTTTCAAAACACGGCACGCAATACAGTCCGCCCCAAATGCCTTTGGCGGTGCGTTTTTCCAGCAAGATTGCGCCGTCCCGGTTGCGGACAATCAGCCAGTAAAGCGGCAGGGTTTGCACTTCGAGGGCAGTTTTTTTACGCGGCAGCTCGGCGGTGCGGTTTTGCTTTTTTGCTTCGCAGATGTCCGCCATAGGGCATTGACGGCACAAGGGTTTCGTCCGTTTGCACACGGTCGCGCCCAAATCCATCAAACCTTGCGTGTAAGTAGGCATATCGGCGTTTTCAGACGGCATCAGGCTTTCGGCAAGTGTCCAGAGCGAGTTTTCAAATTTTTTATCTTGCGGATTGCCGTCTTGGGCAAAAACACGGCAGAGAACGCGTTTGACGTTGCCGTCCAAGATGGTTTCTCGTCGGTTGAAAGCAAAGGCAGAAATGGCGGCGGCGGTGCTTCTGCCTACGCCGCAGAGCGTTTCCAAGTCTTTGCGCTCCGATGGAAACGTACCGCCGAATTGTCCGACGATTTGTTGCGCGGCTTTGTGCAGATTGCGCGCGCGGCCGTAATAGCCCAAGCCCGCCCACAACGACAACACTTCGTCTTGCGGCGCGGCGGCAAGCGTCTGAACGGTCGGGAATTTTTCCAAGAAACGCGGATAGTAGTCCAACACGGCGGCGACCTGCGTTTGCTGGAGCATGATTTCGGAAAGCCAGACGCAATAAGGGTTTTTGACCTGCCAAGGGAGGTGGTGGCGACCGTGTTGTTTTTGCCAGCGGATGAGCCGTTCGGAGAAGGGGATGGGTGTGTTCATTAATATCAATCGGTGGTTTTATTTATATTTAAAACAGTATGTTATTGTATAAAATTGTGAAAATAATTCTTATTGACTTATTTTTTGTAGGGGCATATAACTCATATAAAGAAACTTTATTGTGGTATTGAAATTATTTATCAACAAGCAAGGAGTATCAGCATGAAAGCAATGGTTTATCACGGCGCAAACGACATCCGTTTTGAAGAAAAACCCCGCCCGCAGATTATCGATCCGACCGATGCGGTGGTGAAAATCGTCAAAACCACGATTTGCGGTACCGACTTGGGTATTTGGAAAGGCAAAAACCCCGAAGTCGCCGACGGTCGTATCCTCGGTCATGAAGGCATCGGTATTGTAGAAGAAGTCGGCGAGGCTGTAAAAAACATCAAAGTCGGCGATAAAGTCATTATTTCATGCGTCAGCAAATGCTGCACTTGCGACAACTGCAAAATCCAACTTTATTCGCACTGCCGCAACGGCGGCTGGATTTTGGGCTATATGATTGACGGCACGCAGGCCGAATACGTCCGCACGCCTTATGCCGACAACAGCCTCGTGCCGCCGCACGACAACGTCAACGAAGAAATCGCCCTGCTGTTGAGCGACGCTTTACCGACCGCCCACGAAATCGGCGTGCAATACGGCGATGTGAAACCCGGCGATACCGTATTCATCGCAGGTGCCGGCCCTGTCGGTATGTCCGCCTTGTTGACCGCCCAACTGTATAGCCCTGCCGCCATTATCGTGTGCGATATGGACGAAAACCGTTTGAAACCGGCGAAAGAGTTGGGCGCGACCCATACCATCAGCCCCGCTTCCGGCGACGTCTCCAAACAAGTTTTCGCCATCGTCGGCGAAGACGGCGTAGATTGTGCCATCGAAGCGGTCGGTATCCCTGCAACTTGGAATATGTGCCAAGACATCGTGAAACCCGGCGGTCATATCGCCGTCGTCGGCGTACACGGTCAATCCGTTGATTTCAAACTGGAAAAACTGTGGATTAAAAATCTTGCCATCACTACCGGTTTGGTCAATGCCAACACCACCGAAATACTGATGAAGGCAATTTTCAGCAGCTCAGTGGATTACACCAAAATGTTGACCCACCGTTTCAAATTCAGCGAATTGGAAAAAGCCTACGACGTGTTCAAACACGCCGCCGAAAACCAAGCGATGAAAGTGGTTTTGGAAGCGGATTAATCGCCGTTGAATCAGTTGTTTTTTAAGCGGATGCCGTCTGAACGTGTTTCAGACGGCATTTTTTCAGCCGTGTAAAACGGGCTGTTCCTGATCAATCAGGTATAGTGGATTAAATTTAAATCAGGACAAGGCAACGAAGCCGCAGACAGTAAAATAGTACGGCAAGGCGAGGTAACGCCGTACTGGTTTAAATTTAATCCACTATATTTAAGGGGGATTAATGGGATATTTTGGTGGGAACGGCGGTTATTTGAAACGAAAACAGCCGAAAAACCTGTGGTTGGATGTCGGCTGTTTGAAGAAAAGGAATTTTGCAAAGGTCTCTGAGCGTTATTTTTTAACGACGGTTAACTTGTTAGTTTCAGCCGCTCATCACGGCATTTTACCGATAGGGCGATTTTTATGACTAATTGATAAATATATTATAATTATTTTTTCGTCATAGGTCTCCGCATATCGCGCGTCATTCGCATTGTTCTGGAGATGGATGGGCATTTTAGGGGCGGTGCTGCTGTGTATGCCGACTGAGTCGCCAAGCGGCAAAATGCCGTCTGAGACTGGAAAGGGCTTCAGACGGCATTTTTACGATGCGGTTCAGGCTTTGGGTTTCAATGCCGCCGCTTCTTTGGCGAGGCGGGTGATGGTGTCCCAGTCTTTGTTTTTTACAGCTTCTTTCGGTGTCAGCCAAGAGCCGCCGACGCATAAGACGTTGGGCAATGCCAAGTAATCGGGCGCAGTGGCGAGGCTGATGCCGCCGGTCGGGCAGAAGCGTACGTCGGCGTAAGGTCCGTAGAGGGCTTTGAGCATCGCTTTGCCGCCAACGACTTCGGCAGGGAAGAGTTTGAGTGTGTCGATGCCGTGTTCCAAAGCCAGTTGGACTTCGCCCGGAGTGGCAACGCCGGGAATCAGGGGAATGCCGCTGTTGCGGCCGGCTCTGGCGAGGGATTCGTGCAAACCCGGGCTGATGGCGAAAACCGCGCCTGCGTCTTCGACGGCTTTGAGCTGTTCGGGATTGGTTACCGTACCTGCGCCGATGATGGCGTTGGGCATTTCTTTGGCAATCAGGCGGATGGCCTCGAGTCCGACGGGGGTGCGCAAGGTAATTTCGAGGGTGGGGATGCCGCCTTCGACAAGGGCGCGGGACAAATCGACGGCGGTGCTTAAGTCGTCAATCGCCATCACAGGCACAACTGCGCCGGCGGTCAGGATTTCGCGGGGGGTCAGTTTGGACATTTCGGTTCTCCAAGTGGGGGGTGTCGTTTTTGTTGAGGTCAAACGGGATGGGGGGGGGTTAAGTTTTCAGACAACCTTTGGGGTAAAACATTCTGATGTTGCTTGGGTTTTGTTCGCGGGCAAAGCTCACGCTACGTCTGCATCTATTTTAAACGGCTTCAATAATTTTTCAGACGGCCTTCTGTTTTAAAAGGCCGTCTGAAACGCGCATCAGGCAAATTCTCCGCCGAAGCTCATCGCACCGGTTTCCGCACTGCTGGTCATACTGCGGAAGCCGGCGAAGAGTTCGCGGCCGCAGCCTTGTTGGTTCGCGCCCAAATCGATGCGCTCGACTTCTCGGACGTTCCATTCGGCCTCGTTAATCAGGACGTTGAGTTCGCCGGTAACGGAGTCGAAGCGAATCAGGTCGCCGGTACGGATTTTGGCGATGTTGCCGCCCATCAGGGCTTCGGGCGTCATGTGGATGGACGCGGGCACTTTGCCTGACGCGCCGGACATACGGCCGTCGGTCAGCAGCGCCACTTTGAAGCCGCGGTCTTGCAGGATGCCCAAAGGCGGGGTCAGTTTGTGCAATTCGGGCATACCGTTGGCACGCGGGCCTTGGTAGCGGACGACGCAGATAAAATCGCGTTCCAACTCGCCGCGTTCAAATGCCGCCAACACTTCGCGCTGGTCGTTGAACACGATGGCGGGTGCTTCGATGATGCGGCAGCCTTCGCGTACGGCTGACACTTTAATCACGCCGCGTCCGATGTTGCCTTTCATCAGGCGCAGACCGCCGTCCGGGGAGAACGGATTGTCGGCTTTACGCAGGATGTCGTCGTTGCCGCTGGTCTCAGGGGCTTCGCGCCATTCGAGTTTGCCGTCGATGAGGAAAGGCTCTTTAGTGTAGTGGCGCATACCGTGTCCGACGACGGTATCGACATCGTCGTGCAATAAGCCTGCGTCCAGCAATTCGCGGATAACGAAAGGCAGGCCGCCTGCTGCGGTAAAGTGGTTCACGTCGGCTTTGCCGTTGGGATACACGCGGATGAGCAGCGGGATGATGGAAGAAATTTCGTCGAAGTCGTCCCAGTTCAAAATTACGCCTGCGGCGCGCGCCATAGCGACGAGGTGCATGGTGTGGTTGGTCGAGCCGCCGGTCGCCATCAAACCGATCAGGGCATTGATGAAGGATTTTTCGGTCAACATTTCGCCCAAAGGTTTAATCGTGCCGTTTTTGATGCCGCGCGCGAGGTGTCCGGCGGCGTAGCGGGTCAGGGCTTCGCGCAGGTCGGTATAGGGGTGGACAAAGGCGGCGGCAGGCAGGTGTACGCCCATCATTTCCATCATCATTTGGTTGGAGTTTGCCGTGCCGTAGAAAGTGCAGGTGCCCGGGCTGTGGTAAGAACCCATTTCGCTTTTCAAAAGTTCGTCGCGTCCGACTTTGCCTTCGGCGAAAAGTTGGCGGGTACGGGCTTTTTCTTTATTGCCGATGCCGCTGGACATCGGACCTGCCGGAACGAAGATACCGGGAATATGACCGAACGAAAGCGCACCTATCATCAGACCCGGAACGATTTTGTCGCACACGCCCATAAACAGGCTGCCGTCAAACATTTGGTGCGACAGCCCGACGGCGGTACTCATCGCAATCACGTCGCGGGAAAACAGCGACAATTCCATGCCGGCGTAGCCTTGCGTGATGCCGTCGCACATGGCAGGCGTGCCGCCGGCGACTTGTGCGGTCGCGCCGTTTTTTTGTGCTTCGTCTTTGATTTGGTCAGGGAAGTCTTTAAACGGCTGGTGTGCGGAAACCATGTCGTTGTAGGCAGTGATGATGCCTAAGTTGGGGACGGTTTCCTGAAGCATTTCAATTTTGATGCTTTTGGGCATGGCGGCATAGCCGTGCGCCAAATTGCTGCAGCCGAGCTGGTTGCGCTCTAAGCGTCCCATTTGTTTGGCACTGCGGATTTTCGCCAGATATTTTTCACGCGTCGGACGGCTGCGTTCGATAATGCGCCCGGTGATTTCGGCGAGTTTGGGGTGGATAGGAGTGTGGTTCATGTTCGGTCTCCTGGCGGAACGGGGTGGTATTGGGGATTTGTTTGTGCGTTTCTGATTTTTGTATCGGGTATGTTAGACGGTGAGTATAGTGGATTAAATTTAAACCGGTCCGGCGTTGCCTCGCCTTGCCGTACTATTTGTACTGTCTGCGGCTCGCCGCCTTGTCCTGATTTAAATTTAATTCACTATAGTATTACCCGATTCGAACGGGCGGATAATGAAATGCCGTCTGAACAGCATTTGCGGTTCGGACGGCATTTTGTTTGCGGGGCGGAGGCGTTTGCTTAGAAGCCTTGCGCCAGCATCGCATCGGCAACTTTGACGAAGCCGGCGATGTTCGCACCGTTGACGTAGTTCACTTTGTCGCCGACTTTGCCGTATTTCAGGCAGGACTCGTGGATGCTTTGCATGATGCCGAACAGTCGGCTGTCCACTTCTTCGCGCGTCCAAGACAGGCGGATGGCGTTTTGGCTCATTTCCAAGCCCGAAGTTGCCACGCCGCCGGCGTTGGAGGCTTTGCCCGGAGCGTAGAGGATGCCGGCTTTGATAAATTGCTCGACCGCGCCCAAAGTCGACGGCATATTCGCGCCTTCGGCAACGACGTAGCAGCCGTTTGCCAACAGGGTTTTGGCGGCTTCTTCGTCCAATTCGTTCTGGGTCGCGCAGGGCAGGGCGATTTCGGCGGCAACGCCCCACGGTTTTTGGTTTTCAAAGTATTGCAAACCTTGCTCTTTGGCGTAGGTGGCAACGCGTTCGCGGCGGACTTCTTTCAATTCGATCAAGGCGGCGAGTTGCGCTTCGGTCATACCGATGTCGGGGAAGAGGACGAAGCCGTCGGAGTCGGAGACGGTCAGCACTTTCGCACCCAGTTGGATGGCTTTTTCAGCGGCGTATTGCGCCACGTTGCCGGAACCGGAAATCAGAACGCGTTTGCCTTCAAAACTATCGTTGCGGGTTTGCAGCATCGCTTGGGCGAAATAGACGCAGCCGTAGCCGGTCGCCTCGGGGCGGATGAGGCTGCCACCCCATTCCAAACCTTTGCCGGTCAGGACGGAAGTGAATTCATTGCGGATTTTTTTGTATTGTCCGAACAGGTAGCCGATTTCGCGTCCGCCTACGCCGATGTCGCCGGCCGGAACATCGGTGTCCGCGCCGATGTGGCGGTAGAGTTCGGTCATAAAGGCTTGGCAGAAGCGCATTACTTCGGCATCGGATTTGCCTTTGGGGTCGAAGTCGGAACCGCCTTTGCCGCCGCCCATAGGCAGGGTGGTCAAGGCGTTTTTGAACACTTGTTCAAAAGCGAGGAATTTCAACACGCCCAAATCGACGGTCGGGTGGAAGCGCAGGCCGCCTTTGTAAGGGCCGATGGCGGAACTCATTTGCACGCGGTAGCCGCGGTTGACTTGGACTTGTCCTTTGTCGTCCTGCCAGGTTACGCGGAACATCACGACGCGTTCGGGTTCGACGATGCGTTCCAGCAGGCTTTGCTGGGTGTATTTCGGATTTTTTGCCAAAAACGGATCAAGGCTCATGAAGACTTCTTCAACCGCCTGATGGAACGGCTCCTGATTGGGGTTGCGTTGTTTGAGGTTGGCAAACAGGGTGTTCAGGTCAGTCATTCGGATACTCCTTTTGGTTGATATTGTACTAATGGGAAAACAAATTTGTAGTTGGCAATATAAACCTATTTTTTTCTGATGCCAAGCCTAATTTTGCACAAATTGTTGACATTATTTTTCCCATATTTTCGATATATGATGTTTATTGCCGATAATCAACCAATAATCATAAATTAATTTCTCAAATAAAAAATATTATTGGAATTTTATTCTAAGTAGTTAAACTAGATTTTTTGATTCCAATCAAGATAATTTTGTTTTCACGCCTGCTTTTGCTGTGAAAAAGGGCTGAAATTGCCAACAATCCTGCCTGCCTTCATCCGCGTTTTGAGCGTCCGGCGGGGCGGCCTGCGCGTTTGTCCGGACTCGGGTGTTGGCCGGAAATGTTACAATATGTGCCGTTTAATTTGATGAAAGATGATGATGAAGGCCTATTTGGACTTGATGCGCCACGTCCTCGACAACGGTACGGACAAATCAGACCGCACCGGTACGGGTACGCGCTCCGTATTCGGTTATCAGATGCGTTTTGACTTGGGCAAAGGTTTTCCGCTGCTGACGACCAAAAAGCTGCATTTGCGCTCGATAATCCACGAGCTGCTTTGGTTCCTCAAAGGCGATACCAATATCAAATACCTGAAGGATAACAATGTTTCCATTTGGGACGAGTGGGCGGACGAAAACGGCGACTTGGGCCCGGTTTACGGCTACCAATGGCGCAGCTGGCCCGCGCCCGACGGCAGGCATATCGACCAAATCGCCAATGTGGTGGAACAAATTAAGAAAAACCCCGACTCGCGCCGCCTGATTGTGTCGGCGTGGAATCCGGCTTTGGTCGATGAGATGGCCTTGCCGCCCTGCCACGCGCTGTTTCAGTTTTACGTTGCCGACGGCAAACTGTCCTGCCAGCTTTACCAGCGTAGTGCAGATATTTTCCTTGGTGTGCCGTTTAATATTGCCAGCTACGCGCTGTTGACGATGATGATGGCGCAAGTGTGCGGGCTGGAGGCGGGCGAGTTTGTCCATACGTTTGGCGACGCGCATTTGTACCGTAACCATTTCGAACAGGCCGCATTGCAGTTGGAACGCGAACCGCGCGCCTTGCCTGTGATGAAAATCAATCCTGAAGTCAAGGATTTGTTTGCCTTCAAGTTTGAAGATTTCGAGTTGGAAGGCTACGATCCGCATCCGCACATCAAGGCGGTAGTGTCGGTTTAGGAGGCGGTATGGGCAGGCATTTCGGGCGCAGACGTTTTC